TGCTATTTCTAAATTGCGTATGGATAATTCTGATGCACTGGGACGACCCGAGTTTTACGCAGTTGTTGATGGATCTTTCGAGTTATTTCCAACGCCAGATGCTGATTATGTGGTGGAATTAGTATATTACGAAAACATACCTGATTTAGCTGCAAACAACACGAATTGGCTTTTAACAAATTACCCTGATGCGTATTTGTATGGGTCATTGCTTCATAGTTCGCCATATTTACAAGAAGACCAGAGAGTAGCAGTCTGGAATACATTGTATCTAAATGCAGTTTCTGCTATAAATTTAGAAGGAGAGCGAGCTAGAACATCAGGTTCGGGTCGTAGAATACAAATTAGGAGCTATTAAATGGCAAGTTTTACTAAAGTAAATGACTTTGTGGTCAATCTAGCGAACGCGATGGACATGAACGCTGACACGTTTAAAGTTGCGCTTTCTAACACTGACCCAACATCTGGCACAAGTGTCGTAACAGATGGAAACGGTGTATTGGCTAATTGTTCAGAAATATCGTATACAAATCTTTCCGATAGAACATTGGCAAACGTAACCAGTACCCAAACAGGTGGTGTTTATAAGTTATCGGCTGACGATAAAGTTTTGACTGCTTCTGGCGGTTCTGTTGCCGCTTTTAGATATGTTGTTATTTATAACGATACGCCAACTTCACCCGCTGATCCAATAGTAGGATATTACGATTACGGTTCGTCATTAACGCTTAATGATGGTGACACGTTTACAATCGACATCGGTACTAACGGGCTATTAACACTTACTTAGTAGGAGCGCATCATGGCAAAACTATTTAACAGAGCCAAGATGAACACAAGCACTACTGGTACTGGAACCATGACGCTAACAACGGCTGACACTGGTTTTCAGACTTTTGCTGATGCAGGCGTTTCAAATGGCGATGTTGTTACATACGTTATTGAGGAAGGTACAAACTGGGAAATAGGCACAGGAACCTATAGCTCTAGCGGCACTTCCCTTACCAGAACTCCAAGCGAAAGCAGCGGTGGCGGTAGTGCTATAACATTAGGCGGTAATGCAAAAGTTTTTATTAGTTCTTTAGCTGATGATTTTGGAAAACTACAATCGGGTGGCGCAACTAAAATTGTAGCGGCGGCAGGCGGTGTAGAAATTACTGGAAATATTGTTGTTTCTGGAAATGTAGATGGCAGAAACGTAGCAACTGATGGAACTAAACTTGACGGTGTTTCAGCTAGTGCAGATGTAACTGCTACAGCAATAAATGCCTTATCAACTGAAACAAGCATATCAGGCTCAGATGTTATACCAGTTATAACAAGTGGTGGTCTTAAAAAAGCAACTATTACTAACGCTTCACTTGCAGGACCAACTGGACCAACTGGACCCACTGGCCCAACAGGACCATCAGGTAGTGATGGCAGTGACGGAGGTACTGGACCAACAGGGCCGACAGGACCCACTGGACCCGCAGGATCGAATGGCTCAAATGGAAGCACTGGACCGACAGGGCCAACTGGACCGACTGGACCGACTGGACCTTCGGGTGGAACAGGACCGACAGGACCGACAGGACCATCTGGAACGCCAAGCACATCTTATAATTCCGTTGGGTCTTATGGTTTTATGTATTGGTCAGGTGCAGGGGCGCAAAACGCAGGTGCCACAACCAGTTCAAGCAATCTTTATCCCGCAAACAACTTTAGTTGGACAAGTGGAGCAGTGGGATATTCTTCCACTAACAGACCAAGTGGCTCTTGGCGATTGATGGGCAATACTGGTTATTCTGGCAATTCTGGTGGAGCTTGGGTCTACACCCTTCAATCTTTATTTGTGAGGTATTCATAAATGTCTATTCCAATTACTGAATATCGTAACGCAAGAGTATTAACAGAAGACGGAAGTCGAATAGATGTTGAGATAAACCACCCTGATTATGGTTGGATTGAATACACACTTGATGATCACGATACTGATATGACCATCGACAATAGCGCACTGCTTACTCTTATTGGTGACGATAAAGAGCCTTTTACCCCTTTAACAGCAGAACAAAACGAAGCCCAACTTGCTGAAGTTGCCAGAATGCATCGTGCTTTTTTACTGGGAGAAATGGACAGTATTCTTTCAAACCCTTTACGTTGGGACGCAATGTCAAACGATAAACAAGCTGAGTGGGCAACTTATCGTCAGGCATTGTTAGATGTTCCAGAGCAATCAGGTTTTCCAGAAACAATTAGTTGGCCTACGAAACCAGATGTATGATGGAGACACCTAGGCAAAATTGGCAACTATTTGATGAAGCAATGTCAGACGATTTAGTTGAAAATATAATTAAACTTGGTGGCGAAACACAAAGAGCTTCAACATTTAATAATGCAGATAACAGTGTGCGATCTAGTCGCGTTAGTTGGCTTACTCACCATGAGTGGGTAAAAGATGTTTTATTTAATTTGGTTGACTGGGCAAATCAGAATGCCTTTCATGTCAATTTATACAAAAAAGCTGATATACAATTTACTGAGTATCATGCGTCAGAGGGCGGTCACTATAATTGGCATCACGATGTTGATTGGAACAACACAAACGGCTTAGACAGAAAGCTATCTGTAACGGTTCAACTAAGTGACCCAAGCGAGTACGAAGGTGGTGATTTTACATTTTCAGAGACAGAAAGCCCAAGCGCAGAAGCGTTAAAAGCAAAAGGCACAGTATTGGTATTTCCTAGCTATCTGCAACACGCAGTGACCCCAGTAACAAAAGGTATTAGAAAGTCTTTAGTAGCTTGGTTTGTTGGACCAAAGTGGCAATAGAAAGGTTTAAATTATGACAGGTTTTGCACCTATAGCCGCAACATCATTAGGCCAATCAAGCACCAATGCTAATTACCAAATGCCAGTTACTCATGGAACTTTTGCATTATCTATGCGTGGTGCGGCATTACTTATTGGTGATGTTTTTCCTTATGGTGTTTTTCAGATTGACGGAAGGGCTGTAACTTTATCGGCTCAAAGGCCGTTATCTGTTAATAATGGTGCTTTTACTTATTCTGGGCAAAACGTAGAGCTCGATTACGGTTTTGGAATTGTAGTTGATGTAACGACATTTGCTTACACAGGACAAAATGTTGTTTTAGATGTTGGCTTCGGAATTGGTGCAAACAATGGGTCATTTAGCTTAACTGGTCAAAGTATAGACTTCACAAAGCAAATGAATATTTCAGCCGAAACAGGCACTTTTGCATATACTGGTCAAGATGCTTTTAAAGGTGTTGGCGAGGCTTTTGCTGTTGGAACATTTACCTACACAGGGCAAACAGTAGGCATGACGGTTCAAAGGCTGTTTCAACCACTATCTGGTGAATTTACTTATTCTTTTGCGGCAGACATTAAAACAAGAGGTTGGTTTAGCCCAACCGTACCGCCTACAATATGGACGGATGCGGCTTAACGTGCTAGGTTATTATAAATAGGAGATTAAAATGGCTATTACACTCACTAAACCGACAGTCGGGGGTTCGGAGGGAACTTGGGGAAATACCATAAATACAGCGCTTGATGACGTTCAAAACGCATTAAACGGCACATCGGGAACTGTTGCCCCAAATTTAACTAAAATAACAATTAACGGAACTGACGTAACGGCAACGGCAGCAGAGTTGAATGCTCTCGATGGTGTTACCTCAACTGCGGCAGAATTAAATATTTTAGACGGTGTGACCGCAACAGCTTCAGAGCTAAACGCTTTAGATGGTATAACCTCAACGGCGGCAGAGTTAAATTTACTAGATGGTTCAGTTTCTAACACAGTAGTTAATAGCAAAGCGGTTGTTTATGGGTCATCGGGTCAAGTCCAAGCCGTAACGGTAGATTTAGGTGATTGGACAATTACGCAATCTGGGTCAGATTTAAAATTTGCCTATCAAGGAACAAATCGGCTGTCGTTATCATCAAGTGGTGCGCTAACGGCAGAAAATGACGTAACAGCCTTTGGGAATGCGTAACTATGCCTTTACCAAGTAGCGGTTCACAAATAAGTTTAAACCAAATTCACGTTGAGGCGGGCGGCTCTAGCGGTTCGCAAGCAAGTTTAAACGACACTCTTATTCGTGATTTAATAGGCAAAGGTTCGGGTGATATTAATAGGTTTAGCGACTATCATGGTGTCACGGCATCTGCCCCTGTCGCTGTTTATAAAGGCAGAACACTCACAACTGGTAACGGATTTCCAACTGGAAATGTAACTTTAAGTTCTGGAACGAAAGTTGTTGTTGTGTGTATCCAGTTAGCCGGAAGCGGCAATTCTTATGTTAGTTTAGGCGGCACAAATATGACACTTGCGGTAAGGCAAAACGACCCTCACCCAATGAGCGTAACTGCGGGTGGACCCGGCCCTGTCTGGGGTGCGGCTTTAGAAACAGCAATTTATTATATTACAACATCATCATCTGGCTCAGTCCAAGTAACTGGTAATGGCGGTAGCGGTAGGTCAACAGCAGATGTTTACGAAATAACTGGTTATAATAGTGCAACTCCGTACACAACAGATAGCGCAAAAAATACAGATTTAGACAATAGCGCAACTATCACTGTTGCCAGTAATTACAACGGCGTAACTATTGGTTGTGGAATGTCAGAAGATGGAAACAGTGCGACCGCCACAACAGTTACAAATGCTGACGCAGTGCAACAAATTCATTTAGAAAGCGCAACGGCTCACTTTTCTTGGAAAGACGAAGGAACACCATCAGGTAATGTAAATTATGTTCAAAACACTACTGGTGTTGGACTTGGTGGAGTAGGTGGCGGTATGCCGGTTAATTTATGCACAGCATCGTGGAAATAATATGGCATTAGTACCATTAGATTTAAAAGCGGGTTTTTATAGAAACGGCACAGATCTTGATGCGTCAAACAGATGGCGCGACGGAAGTTTAGTAAGATGGCGTGATGGATCTTTGCGCCCCATTGGTGGTTGGCAAAATTTCAAATCTGGATTTTGCACAAACCCGGTGAGAGGCGCTCACGCATGGGAAAGTTTAAACGGAACGGCCTACTTTGCAGCAGGAAGCCATAACGAACTTACGGCAATGGTAGGTTCTGGCACAACCTACGATATTACACCAACTTCAATGACAACTGGTCGTGAGGATGCAGGGCTTAATTTAGGTTTTGGTGGTGGGTTTTACGGAACTGGTTATTTTGGTACGCAAAGGCCTTCCACTGGTACTTATTCAGAAGCGACAACATGGCAATTAGATAATTTTGGTCAATATTTAGTAGGTGTTCATTATGATACTGGCACACTGGTTGAGTGGCAACTTGGCTCATCTGCGGTTGCAGCGCCTGTTGCAAATGCGCCGCTCAACAATCTAGGTTTAGTTGTTACAGAAGAAAGATTTATATTTTTACTTGGCGCGGGTGGGGATCCCAGAAAAGTGCAGTGGTGCGATAAAGAGGCAAACACGACTTGGACTCCCTCCGCAACAAATGAAGCGGGTGACATAACACTGCAAACAACTGGTCAAATTATGCAAGGATTAAAAACTAGAGGTCAGACACTAGTCATCACAGATACAGACTGTTTTGCAATGCGATATTTGGGGCCACCGTATGTTTACTCTGCATCAAGGGTGGGAACTTCTTGCGGGGCTGTTTCCAGAATGTCAGCGGTAGATACTGACATGGGTGCATTTTGGATGGGGCAGAAGGGCTTTTTCGCGTTCGATGGTAACACCGTTAGAGAATTGCCTTGTGAAGTACATGACTACGTTTTTGACGATCTTAACGTAAATCAACAATCTAAAATTTGGGGGTGGAGTAATACAGAATTTAACGAGGTTTGGTGGTTTTATCCTTCGTCCGGCAGTCTAGAAATAGACAGATACGTTGCAATTGATTTATTAGAAAATCACTGGCTGATAGGAAATTTATCAAGAACAGGAGGGGTTTCTAGGGGTGTATTTAGAACGCCAGTTTTAAGTGGAGAATATAGTGAGAATATAACTTATAATGTTACGGTTGCGGCAAGTGGTGGAGGTAATAAATATTTTATATCAGACCACTCTGGAGCGGCTCCTACTCTTACATTTAGGAAGGGAAATACATATCGCTTCGACCAATCAAACAATACAAATATTAACCACCCCTTTAATTTTTCCACAACTGCAAACGGCACACATGGCGGCGGCTCTGCGTATAATACAAACGTCGTTTCAACAGGATCGCCGGGATCTGCCGGGAGCTATGTCGAGATAACCGTCACAGACAGCACACCTTCTACGCTTTATTATTATTGTGCAAATCACTCAGGAATGGGAGGAACTATAAACGTACTAGAGCCAGTAATGGTTTTTAACCATGAGCAAGGCTTAAATTATGATAACGGTTCTATTTTTTGCGAAACTGGACCAATTTCGATTGGAAACGGTGATGCTGTTGCAAAAGTAATTGAAGTGATACCTGATGAAAAAACTCAAGGTGACGTTGATTTAAAATTTAAAACAAGATTTTATCCTAACGATACCGAAACAACTCATGGACCTTTTAATCCAAGCAACCCTACTGCATTGCGTTTTACTGGTAGGCAAATGAGAATGCGCGTTGAGGGCGATCAAGCAGCTAATTGGCGTGTAGGGACAATGCGATTAGAAACAAAAGCCGGGGGTAGACGTTAATGCCAGTCACACCTCCAGTTATAGGCACAGACATTAGACAGTGGGGCAGAGAAATAAATCTGTTTCTAAGCCGAAACTTAGGTAAATTGTTTTTTAAATCATCTGGTGATGTTCCCTCCGATAACGGTATTTTTCTGTGGGACGATGAGAAGAACTATCCCGTAGTTTCTTCAGATGGTGCATTTAGACAAGTTGCCATGAAACAGGCCACACCAAGCAGCAGCACAGGTGCCGCCGGGGATGTGGCTGGGATGATAGCTTGGGACACCAACTATATTTATATTTGTACGGCTGCACATGATGGCTCAACAGCAAT